GAATCGTAAACTGTACATTGCATTCTCCATTTATTAGTTCATAAGTAATTATACTTTGTGAAAGAATTACTACAATAATACCTAAATGTAGAACGTCAACCCTAAAATGTAATTATTTTAAGCGTGTCTCAGCCGATACATCCGATCCGGTAATCCTTATTTCTATTTTAACATCACCGCCCTCGGGGTTATTTAGGTAGACATTTGTCGTTTTACACCCACTACTCATTATCAGTAGGATTAGTATCGCTAGTATCTTCATCTGTTGACTCCTGTGTTATCTTAGCTGTAGCTGCTTCGTTCTTAAGATTAAATTCAGCTGCCTCTTTTTGCTCTTTAGCTACTTCAGCTTCCATCTTCTTCAGATCATGTTGAATATCAATGCTTCCACGCCTCTTCATTTCATAGCGAACGGTAGAGGCAGGTAAAATACCCTCACGCTTTGCATCAATCAGTACTGGTAGATCAGAAACATTACCAACAATTACGAAGTCTTTATATACTGAGAGCTTAAATTCTTCGCTCTTCTTTGCTCCTATATACTTATAAGCTAAGTCCATAGCCTTTAGGAGCCCCTTCTCAGTTGCTATAGTCCAGTTAAGTAAGTCAGAGCAGCTATTGAATGAATTTGAGATTACTTCGGATGCTGTTACATCACCACTTGAGCGATTAATTTCCGGCTTAAGGCTGAGTTCTCGCATCTTCTCTTCAATGGCTTTTATGGACTCCTTGCCAATACCAACTGCTGCACCAGTATGTTCAACAACCGATAGTTCAGCCTCTTCATTGCCTGACTTTGCCAAGTAGTTTGAATTAATACTGAAGTCCTTAAGCTCATCAGCATCGAAGCCCTTTGCAAAGAGAATACCTACACGTGCAATCTCTTCAAGTCTACGCTGGTCTGAATTGTCTTGGTAGTGCAATAGGTTAAGCTCTGCCAGCTCATAGTTAGGCGGATCAGCCCTCATAGCTCCAGTTCTTTTGAAGTAGATATTAACTAATGGAACAACTCCAAGTGAATTACGACCACTATTAAATAAAGCCCACTCAGAGCTACTAGTATCCAGCTTCTCTTGGTTTGCTTGCTGCTCATTTTGAGCTTCAGTGGCTACACTTGTCTTGCGATAGACTTCCCATCGATCACGCGTCCATCTAACGATCTCTTTCACCTGTCTGCGGCCAAAAGAGCCATAAGCTTCAGTAGCTTCACGGTGATATCTGATTTCAGTCATACCATCGCCGTCTGTATCCCAGAAGAATAGATCAAGACATTTAATGTGAACTAATGTTGCACGTGTCTCGCTATCCATTTCATCTTTTCTCGAAACAGCATCACTTGCTGAGTAGTCAACTAAGATATGAGATTTACCATAGCTATCTGCATCTTCAAATACACGCTTAGTGAATTCTGTGATGTCATTACCTTCACCATCTGTATTATCAATAAGTGGTGCAAGTCTTGGATCTTCTGAAAAGCCCTCAACAACAATCTCATGTGAGAATGGCTTTCCCGTGTGTGATTCAATTGCAACAGCAAATGATGGATCTAAGAATGCTTTAGCTAACCTCCTAGAATATATCGTATCATCTTCCTTGGGGAATTTAGGTAAATACTCAGGGTAGAATCTCATTGCCTCTGAGCCACCTTTTAAGGCGTTAATTAATTTATATCTTGGAATCATCGCAATGTAGTCCGGATGACGAGAGTCTGCACTGTCTCCGCTATCATTTGCGCTTTTTCCAAATGCTTGTGGTTGTAAAAATGCCATGTTAATTTTCCTTGTTTATTACATTTGATTTCCGCCAGATGAGGCACGTTTTTTCCTTACCTTGTATCGAAGTGCATCTAGGTTATGGTCGGGACTATCTGTATCAAGATCATCGGGATCTCTTTTATCTCTTGGGGCTACTGGCAATAGCATTAATAGCCAAGGGCAGCTGCCTCCAGACCATATTCTTAATGCTGGCATTCCAGAGCCATCATGACCTGCTTTTAACATTTCACGTATCTGCTCCCAACCTGCTTTTCTACTACCGGATGACTTATCAGCTTTTTTCCAAGTAATGCCCATTGCACGCATTGAAACTTGTACTGAGTTACCATTCTCAACTGTCCATATGGCTGTATCAGCAGGTCCGCCAATGACTTTCCTACCTTTCAGTAATGGATGATTCATCTCGTAGTCTCTGATGTTAATTGCAACCTCTCTTGCCGTTAATCTCAATCCTACATTCACCTCTCCATTACATCCGTAATATTCGAGTATGCAAAATAGATCACCGCGAACAGTGGCAACATCATTACCATCTGCATCAATATAATCAGAGCCATCTGATTCTGCATACCAAACAACACTAAATGGTTTTGATGAACCCCAGTCAAATGATCGACTAATACGCCAAGTTTTTGGAATATCGAATGGTTTACATGTATTATGCTTCTCGCTCCATACATCGCTAAATAATCCGCCCGATACAATATCCCATGAACCATAAAGCCAAGCCTTTTTCAAGTTAGGACACTTTATAGCGAATAGCGATTTAACGTAATCATCGTCCATATGTGGATTCTCAAATACCGATGATGGAATGTGGCATCTCGCCTCTTTCACTTCATTTAGTATTGGTGCATATGCGTCTCCAGCAAGTATAAAGTACTTCTTAACCCATCCATGGCCGGGGCCACTCGGGTTAGTCGTTGATAGATACTGTAGCGGCATCTTTTCGCCGTCTGTGCCGTATGTGTCAGCTGATCTATTACATGACTTCATTACCTCATAGCATTCATCTGTAGGCCAGTTAGTGATCTCTTCCCATAATATCCAAGGGAACTCTTGACCGTGAAAGCCACTATAGTCATCAATACTATTAAACTTACGGAATATGAGTTCTTCACCAGTAGGCCAGACCCACTTAAGGTCGCCCTTACCGCTAAGAAAGCGTGCCTCTGGGTATAGCTCCCGAAATAAGCGCTTAGACTTACTAATAACGTCTTCTAAGTCTTGATAGTGAAGTCTAAATATTACCCCACGCCAACGAATCCCGTAACCCTTGTCGACATTTTTAGCGAATGAGATTATCGCTGTTTCAGTCTTACCACCCCCACGACTACCATGTAGCATTGTTTCACGGTAAGGTGAATTCAGAAATGCTGTTTGAGATCCCGGCAAAGCACTCCAGATGACTTTAGTCTCTAGTTCACTATTCGGGCTTTGCATCTATACACTCCTCAACAAACTCACTGCCGAATCTATCAACAGCCAATCGTCTTAAGTCCGCTTCATCTTTTGGAAGGCTAGATTGTGCATTTTTACCTATCTGAGCAAATATATCTTCTGTTATACCCGGGACCTCTACTGCAGCAATGGCCCTGTGTGTAATATTGATATTTTTCTCATCTTCTTTATTCCATCCTCTGATTTTACCTTTGCGGTCTAGAACGTATTCTATTGCGCGTTGATTGCCTTTTCGGAGGTTTTCTAGAAGCTTATCCTCTGCCATGTCAAGAAAGAATCCATCCCTCTCTTTGCCGGCATCGACCTTAGCTTTAAATTCAGGATCACTCTTCATCCATTTATTATAGCCAGACCTACTAATTATCTTGGAATCACGTATGCACTTAGACATACTATCTCCACTCTTATTGAAATATTCCAATAAAGAGGCTTTCTTCTCTTCAGTGCTACTCATAATTGCATCTCACAATTGATGTTTTGCATTCTAGTCTACATATAGCATCTCGCATATCTGCATCCTTTGTGCGTTATTAAAGTAACATAAAGCCCTTCATTTTCAACCTTGCTACACATTGCTCAAACTATGAGAATCAATATTTACGTTTTTATAAATAATGGTTTTTGTTGTACATTCAAATAAAAGCCAAGCACAAATGTATAAAAGTTTTAACGCTCGGGGTTGACAGACCTTTTTTTAGTGCTATATAATATATATGTATCCAAGAGAAAATGAGGCGCAGAGCCGCTTGATCGACAGCGCTCTCCCCAAGTCCCAAACCATAACATAGCCAAGCGAAGCGCCAAAGAAAAAAGACACAACCTGAATATAATCTATACATAATATAATATATAATCATAATATCTATAATATATATAATATACTTGTAATAGCAATAAGAATGATATATATTATAATATAATAATAAAGGAGAATATAATGGATAGAAGGGAAAAATGTAGAGATCACACAAATAAGTGCTCGAATGATCAATGTCAATCAAGGGATACTTATATTTACAGTTATGACGAAGCAAGAGAGTTGTGGCAATGCAGGAACTGTATGCACTATTGGTCACAAGAACAAATGTATATACCAGACACAGATGATTATATAGAAGACTTGCAAGATCAGAGGGCTCCGCTATCAGATAGAGCTAAGGAAATATTTGATGAAGAGATCTTCGACCCAATTATCGCTGCAACTATTGAGATAGAATCATACCATCAAAACAGAGGTTGAAGTAATTAATATTGGTGGTATTATAATTACACAAGGGATGCTCTCCAAGTAGTCCTCATGATTAATGGTTCTCATCGATTATGGAAGCTAAGAGACTAAATTACGACATTGCGAATCAATTTTGATGACGCAAACACTTCTGGAAAGGTCCAACAGCGATAAAAGAGAGTCATAGGTTTTACTTCTCCTTTGCCCTATGGCTCTCTGTCTTTTTTAGTATATGAGATGGCCGGTAACCCCACTGGGAGGGGGTGCTATGACGATAGAGAGGTAGGTTCGATTCCTGCACCGCCACCATCTTTTTAATAAGAGATCTTAGATCACTGAAGCTGGTAAAGTTTGTGATTAAAGCAGAGCACTTCTAATCCCTATTAGCTCTGTTGTGAATAGGGTAAGGCCAGCACATTTTATATGGCAAACATAAGTAATGATAACAGCATGACGATTCTGTTTAGTTTATGGCTCTGGTGTAGTGTTAACACACCTGCTTAGTAGGCAGGAGATGCTTGGTTCAAATCCAAGGAGTGCCCCCAATTTGAACGACAAGGAATCGCTACCCTAGTTCACTACCAACGCCCGTCACCCATCTTAATTGAGGGTAGGCGGGCTTTTTTATGTCTAGATCATATGCTTAGAGGCCCATAGAAGCCCTCTAATGAAACTAAGGTTGATAAATGAACTTGATCCTATATATTATCAATTGACGCTCTTAGAAGGCGTTAGCTTGCCAAATAATATTATATGACAAACATTAATACAAATCAAGGAGCCATTCATGGCACATGATATCACAACCGCATTTATCCCACAAATCCAAAACCCATATATCAATGAGAAGAGTACTATTCTTTCTCGTCTATGGCGTTCTGGTATTGTTACAAGCAATAGTGACCTGAACACTCAAGTCAATTCTAATGCTGGTAATGTATACATCACTCCTTTTAATAAATCAATTCGTGATGCTGGACAGCGTCCTGTAGTTGGCTCACATACACTAGCAACCAAGCTCGCTCCTCAAGCCCTTAGTGATGGTGTATACCAGACTCAAGGCACTGCACGTGCTCAGTCTTGGAACGTTTCTGATTTGAATCAGATTATCATTGGTAATGATCCAGTGAATGCACTAACCTCTGAAGTCGCTGACTACTGGGTTGATGAATATCAGTACAATCTTATCTCTGTTACTAGTGGCCTACTTAAGGACAATGTTTCTAATGATTCTGGTGATATGATTCATAATGTATATTCTGACGTTGCTTCGCCTGCTGCTGGTAATCTTATTAGTGCAGACGCGGTGATTGATGCACAGCACACTATGGGCGATCATCGTGGTAAGCTCAATGCTATCATGATGCACTCTAGCACTCGTAAGCAACTTGAGAAAGATGAGCCAAATAACTTCATTCCTGCATCTGCAACTAATATCGGCTTTGACACTTATCTCGGAATGGTTATTCTTGAAGATGACGGCATGCCTGTTAATGCAGACGGTGCTACACCTACGAATACAGACGCATATGACACATACCTATTTGGTGCTGATGTCTTCCAGTATGCCTCTGACAAGCGCCTTCGTGGTGAAGAGTGGGATCGTGACATTACTTCTGGTAATGGTATGGGCGAAGACTTCCTAGTTACTCGTCGTAAATACGTGATGCACCCTGCTGGCTTCGATCTGTCTGTCACTAATCCTGAAGATCTTGTCACTGACGCTATCTGGGAAGCTGGTACAAACTGGGATCGTAAAGTTACTTCTCGCAAATCAATTCCTATTGCTGTACTTCGTCACAACGTACTGTAAGCGGTAATTTAATGGCTATCTCTTATTATTGGAGGTAGCCCTTTTTTTGTTCAAATGAATTAAGGAGTGCAGAATGCCAGAAAAAAAACTAAGTAAAGACGAGCTTAAAAAGCAAGTCGCAAAAACACAAAAGCAAATAGAAGATTTAGAGAAAAAAGAGAAGCAAGCAAGAGAGAAAAAAGATAAAATGCGCTTTGCTAAACAAAAGCAAGCGGGATTATCGTACTCTCAGAAGCGAGTTAATTTAAAAAGAATGTGTAAGGACTCTGTTGGTATTGTATCACATGCATGTCGATTAATACTTAAGGATTTAGTCTCAGAGCATGAAGAAGCTCTCATTAAAGCTGTAATGAAATATTCAGAAGATAAGAGTAAGGATGCTGCAGAGGCTACCAAGAAGGCGCAGAAAGCTCAGGAAGAAGCTCAAGAGCAAGAAGAAGAATCTAAAGAAGAACCTGAAGATAAGTAAGTAATAGGAGGGCCATTCAATGGCACACAAATTTAAAACTGATGCCCTTAGGTACGCCTATTGGCGTTTGGAATATGATATCAGCAACCAATATATCAGGGATGTTTAGGAATTCTGGTAATTTCAATGAAGATGTCGGTCCTTGGAATGTAGAAAATGTCACCCATATGAGTCATACTTTTGCTGGAGCATCTACATTCAATAAAGATATTGGCTCTTGGGATGTGCGGAAAGTCATTACTATGCATAGTATGTTTGGTGATGCGGATTCCTTTAATCAATATATTGGTGATTGGCAGTTAGATGCTATATTAGACTTATCTTGGATGTTTACAGGTAATAGCGTATTCGATCAAGATATTGGTGGATGGGGTGTGGGAACATGTACTAACTTCAGTAATATGTTTAGTGGTGCAACCTCATTCAATCAGTATTTGCCGTGGGATTTTTCAAGTGCTACAAATCTCAATACTATGCTAGATAACTGTGGTATGAGTACTGCCAACTTTGACTCTTTCTTAGTTAATTTAAATTCTCAAGCCGCAGACCTCACAGTAGGATTAAATCTTGGAGCTCAGGGACTTACATATACTAGCGCAGGAGCTGGAGGCACAGCCCTTACTGCTCTAATGGGAGCCCCGGCATTTATGACATTTACAGGAGTGACTGGAGTATGAGTTGTGATCATGATACACTAACAAATTTAGATCTCAGCAATAAAGAATACACTTTGATTTATTGCAGCAATTTCGTAGCGGCCGACTTTACCAAGAAGGTAATGGGTCGACATAATATAGAAAGCTTTACTACTTATTCAGCATGGGAATCTAGAGTTAGTACTTTGAGTCTCACAGTTGGATTGGATTATAGCGTTAAATTCCTCGAGCAGGGAGCAGTCCCAACTCAATCGGAACTTGATTCAATTATCTCAGCAGTATGGACTCTAGATGATATAGAATTAATTAGGCGAATGGAATCTCTTGGTCATAGTAGCCCATAGTGCTGATAAATAACTTTAAATAAGGAGCTGACTTATGTCATGCGATGATAATTTTAATTTCGATAATTCAGAGGAAGGCTCCTGCTCAGGCGTTGATGTGGGGAATCACTGGCTCATCAATGGATTGTATACAGATGAAGACTTAGCGCCATTGCCCATTACTTCTGGCACTATGCAGATGGTTATAGAAGATGGAGAGGGAAGTCCGTTACTCACCTTAGACGAGGTGCTTGATAGGACTATCACTGGCATTTTTATCAATGATGGAGCTGGAGGTGATTTCGATCTACAGATAAGCGGTGCAGATTCAACTATAGTCGGTGAAGGTGCTTTCCCATATAAGATAACATATACAGACAATACAATAGTGAATAGATTATCGTATGGTAATATTTGCTTTCTGAAAGAGGACATTTAAAATGGCTGTTACATCTACTAACGGAGGTCATCGGATAATCTTTGCTAGTAAAGGTGTTCAGGGACCCAAAGGCGATGACGGAGCTGATGGCTCAGGTGGTGTCTGGGGGTCAATTACTGGTGATATAAATACTCAGACTGACTTACAAAATCAACTGGCAGCTAAGAAAGATGACTTCACGGAAAATACAGGATTCAATAAGAATTTTGGCTCTACTACAGGTACAGCTTGTCAGGGAGACGACTCACGACTAAGCGATTCTCGAACTCCTACAGCACATACTCATTTAGAGTCTGAGATAACTGACTTAGACAAATACACCCAACTCCAAGTTGATACATCATTGGCCTTAAAGGAAGATTCTTTTGTAAAGCAATCAGCCTTTAATAAAGATTTTGGTGTTTCCGTTAGCACTGTCTGTGAAGGTAATGATTCTAGACTATCAGATGCCAGAACTCCATTAGCTCATACACATCTTGAAGTAGATATTACTGATTTAGACAGGTATACTCAGGCTCAAGTTGATGCAGCGCTAGCTCTAAAGGAAGATAGCTTCACAAAGAATACAGCCTTCAATACTAACTTTGGTGCTCTAGTAAGTACTACATGCGAAGGGAATGATCCTCGCCTCAGCGACAATAGAGACCCTAACGCACACACTCACTTAGAAGTTGACATTACGGATCTTGACAAATATACTCAGTCAGAGGTTAATGTCCTACTTAATGGCAAGGAGGATTCCTTTTCCAAGAATACTGCTTTTAATAAGAATTTTGGATCTGCCGCCAGTACAGTCTGCGAAGGTAATGATGCAAGAGTAGTCAACTCAGTCACCTCAACGAATGTCATAACCAATGATTCTATCGTACTTGGTGATGGAGGTAGTCGAGGAGTTAAGGAGGCTGGCACTGGCACAACTATTACACATTCGGGCCACTTGGATTTGGATTCTCTTATAGTAAATGAGATCTCAGAGCCGTCAACACCAGCAACAGGAAAAGCCAATCTCTTCCTAGATTCGGGCGACGGCGAACTAAAGGCTAAGTTTGATGATGGCGCAATTAAGGAGCTTGGTGTAAATTTCAGAGAGAATTTAATTATTGATGGGCAGTTCAATCACTGGGATGACGGAGCAGGACCCTTTACAGCAACGGGCTATACTGCCACAATGTGGTATAATGACATTTCTGGGATGATATCACCACAAGTTCAAAGAGTAGCACACACAGCGGCCTCAAACGGACCATACTATACCGAAATAAAAAGCACCGTTAGTGATACGGTAAATGATTTTCATATTTTTAGGTTTAGGCATCGCCAAAGATCCGTACAGCATATTCTTGGCCGTGACATAACCCTTAAAATACGAGTTCGCGGGTCAGTTGCTGGAGATGTTGGCTTTAGGATGTCGGGCACTAGTTTGACAGCGCAAGCTGAGATAATATCAATTACTACATCTTTTGCAGATTACATTGTGACAATACCTATAAATACACGCGCTACAGTTGCTGCTAGTGATAATATCGACTTTAATTTCGATAAATACTTGGGCACTACTCATTCAATCGGCTATACGACGAACCCAACATATGAGGGTACCTTGGATATAGATGAGGTATCTATTCTTGAGGGCTCAAATGAATTTAATGGTATATGGCCCACTCCCGAAGAAGAGAGGATGAGAATAGGATCATATTATGAGAATAGCTATAATGATGGTACATCTCCGGGGGCCTCTACAAATGCGGGAGCGGTCCTATATCAAGCTAATACAGCCAGTTCTGCAAATCACCCTAAATTTATACCCTTGCTAGCAAAAAAAATAACCACCCCGACAGTTAATATATACTCAACAACGGGGGCGATAAATAATATCAGGAACGTATCAGCAGCCACAGATTATGCTGCTAATGCCATATACGTTGGCAATTCATCTTTTGTTGGTTGGGTAAATCCAAATCAAGCGTTTGCGGAAACGGACCTAATAGGCTTTCACTATGTAGTAGATTCGAGGTTATAAAATGAGCTATAAATACACAGATCAAGAAGAGACTAGATGTATAAATACAATCACGGGCTCTAATCATGCTAAAGGCAATTGGACTTGGCGCGCAGTTAAGAGGTGGCTGGCTGCCGATCCTAACAATGAGATTGAAGCTTATAGAACTCAGAGTGAGCTGGATCAAGATTCTACATCTAAGTTAATTAGAGACAGGCGTAAATTAAAGCGCCTCTTTGCTGAATATGAACAGAGTGTAATTGATCATAGTATGTCTATTGAATTAACGCTATCAAGAGCCCTAATTGAGGCGCGAGTAGCAACCAAGGAGGATCTACCGGCAGCTAAGGCTACTAGGCAGTGGATAAAGCGGCTATATGGCTCTAAATCCGATGAGGCTAATCACTCTGGCTCATACCACTCTCAAAGGAAGAGCCTAATAGCTGGTGAGCAACCTACTTATAAGTTTGATGACATGCCCACTCTAGATTATGACTTTTATGATCTTTCAGAGGAGAGGGAGGAATTCCTTAACAGAACTTAAACCGAGACATTATAAGGATAATAAATATGAGTGTTTCACTTACACAAATTCAAAATCAAATAACATTTGCTCAGAAGGGAGTTAGAGGGCTTACTGGGCCGCAGGGCATTCAAGGTATACAGGGTGAACAGGGCATACAAGGCATTCCCGGTGATTGGGGGGATATCGGAGGGACCCTGAGCAACCAAGTTGACCTCCAGAGTGCACTAGATGGCAAGATGGAGCCGGGCGATAGCATA